AGTAACTAACCAGCCTTTGGTAGCGCCAGAATATAATAGCCTAGCGGTTTGGTTATCATTATCTAAAACTAAATCATCAGTAGCGCCTCTAAGGTTTAGCGTTCCAGGATCTAGTGTAATATTATTCGTTCCAGCATTACTAGCATAGTCAACTATAATAATCTCATCCCCAGCGCTGGGCGATGTAGGTAGAGTTACAGTTACAGCCGCAGATGAGGTATCTACTAAATACCCCTCACCACTTACAGCTGTAAATGCAGAAGTTTTGGCAGTAAGTTGCCAGTTAATTAGCCCTCCAGCGTCTAAATAGTCATATGTTGCCTTTGTAAATGCCATTGTTTATTTTTTTATGTTATTAGTCAGTTACCAAATCCCAGCTAGTAGTATCCTCATTCCAGGTGTACATTTCCCCATCATCTGGATACTCTACAGGAGCCTCCCATAGGCAGCTGGTTTCATTTAGTGTCCAGCTATCAAACCCTTGTGGTTTTGGCGGAATAAAAGCATCTCGGCTATGATCATAGGTATAACCTATTCCAGCATAGTTTTTTCTAAATGCTTTTGATTGATCAGCCGCTGGCTCATTAGTAGCTGGATCATAATAAACGCCACCCTTTGTATTATAAGAGGTGCGCTTACAGACTTGCTCTCTGATGTTGCCATAGTGGATTTCCCAGTTTGTTGGTCCATCCGTTTCGTCTTTACCGACTATCACCTCGGTGACTTTGTTTTGCATATCTAAAAACGCATAGTGTGCCATTGTATATTTATTTTATTTATTAACTAAATGATATATTTCCTGTTCCTGCTGTGAATGTTGTTACTTTGTCGCTGCCATCTGTAGCGGTTGAGCCTGTTAAACCAGAGCCTATTGTGATTGTGAATGTATTTGGATAGCGAAGTATAACTATACCAGAGCCTCCATTACCTCCTGGATTTACATTTACATTATTACCACCACCCCCGCCACCAGTATTTGGTGTGCCGCTTGTAGCTGTTGTTCCTTGACCCCCACCATTTCCTCCGCCGCCAATGCCACCAGTTCCACCTGCCACACCATGTGCACTTGAGCCACCTCCGCCGCCGCCGCCGCCATAATAGTTTCCAGAGCCTCCAATAATGTTTACCTCTAAACCAGCACCTCCATTTCCAGAGGAAGTGTTCTGTCCACCACCTCCATTTTGTCCAACTTGATTTGCTCCACCTCCACCAGATGAAGTCAAAACACTTGGCGTAGTTGCGCCTCCATTATAGCCTTGAGTTACTGGTGATGTTACAGCTTGTCCAGGTGTGTCAGTCCATCTTGGACCTCCTCCAGATCCTCCATTTGCACCAGCTCCTGAAAGGCAAGATCCACCTCCTCCTCCAGTAGATGCTACAGTTGAAAAAGTAGAATCAACCCCACTATTACCTATTCCAGTTTGATAATTAGTACCAGTACCTCCAGCACCTACAGTAACAGTATAATTTGTAGCAGCTATTAAACTTAAAGCGGTTTCTGTGTGACCATTTAAAGATGATGAGTTCGTGTAAGATGTTCGTAAACCACCAGCACCTCCGCCTCCAGCTATATCTCCAGAACTCCCTCCACCACCAGCAACTACTAAATAATCAGCAGAAAATGAGCTTGGTGGCGGTACTAAAGCTGTTGCAGTTTCATTGTTAGCATTATAAGCTATCCATCCTTGAGTAGCATCTACATAAACCATAGATACCCCACCTCTTTCGTAATTTATTAATGCATCATCAGATACACCATTAATATTATCACTCGATGTTATTGTGATATTGTTAGTGTCAGCAGTACCAGCGTAATCTACAATAGTTAATTCATCTCCAGCAGTTGGACTACTTGGGAGTGTTACAGTTATTGAAGCGCTTGTGGTATTTACAAAGTACCCAGCTCCAGCAGTTGCTGTAAAATCAGCAGTTTTAACTGTAGACTCCCAGCTAATACCACCTCCACCGCCAGCAGTTATTTTAAAATGAACAAATTCAATATCTGTACCAGTTACTGGCGCATCTACAAAAGTCAAAGTAGATCCGCTTATAGAATAATTTGCAGCATCTTTAACCTGGTAAACACCATTTAAATATACCTGGACAGCATCATTATCACCTGGCGTGCTATCTAAAGCAAATCCTTTAGTAGAACTATCACCAGTGTGCTGAGTAGTTACTACATCTACAGAGCCACCTCCGCCTCCAGAGGCAGTTGATGCTATTGTAATTGTATCTGTAGAGGCATCAGTAGTCAAAGTGATATTTGATCCAGCAGCAAGCGTTAAAGTATCTGTAGCACTATCAGCTACTACATCATCCTCACCACTTATGGAAATGGTTTTAAAAGCATCAGAAACTGATCCAGATGCAGTTGATGCTATTGTAATAGTGTCGCCTACTGGCGTTAATGTAATATTTGTACCAGCTGCTAAAGTAATATCATCAGTTCCGCTGTCGCTATCTGTTAATCTGATTATAGCATTATCACCAGAATCAGCAGCACTAATACTGTAAGTAGTATCAGAAATCTCTGATAATTTAGCTAGCTTTATCCAGTTCCCAGCATGAGAATAGTAAGCGTATCCAGTAGCGTGTACATGAGCAAACATTCCATGATATGTAGTAGCCGAGGGTAAATCACTCTCAGCAGCGAAAACATTAGCAAAATATATCTGCCCAGTTACATCTAAAATGTCATTATTCTCATCTGTACCAATAAAGCCACTCGCTGCAATTTTTCCGCTAGTATTTGAAATTAGCATCTTTGAACTAGCCAAATCACTGCTCACTACTGTAGTAGCAGCTCCTGTGATTTCATCACCCTTATCATCTAACTGAGTTTGTATGCTAGAAGTCACTCCGCTTATATAGCCTAGCTCTGTATCGGTTACAGTGCTGGCAGCTACTTTACCACTAGAGTTAGACACTAACGCCTTAGAAGCTGTTAAATCTGTATCTGTTATGGTAGTGGCACCTCCTGTAATTGTATCCTCTTTAGAATCAATCTGAGTTTGTATGTCTGAGGTAACTCCAGAAATATATCCCAGCTCAGTATCAGTTACTGTACTAGCGGCTACTTTTCCACTTGCATTTGAAACAAGCGCTTTAGAGGCTGTTAAATCGGTGTCTGTTATAGTAGTAGCAGCTCCAGTTATTGTATCCTCTTTAGTGGCATCCTGGGTATCTACATAATCTTTAACAGCAGCTGAGGTTGGAATAGTAGTATCATTATCATTAGATGATATACCCTCAGATTCAGTTACTAAAGCAGCATCCGCTATTTTATCAATAGTTACTGCATCATCCGCTAAAACCTTTGTCGTTACCTTAGTTACTGCCATAATTGTAATTTATACAAAATTAATGTTTTTAATTGAATTTAAAATAGTCAATTCTATTTCCAGCGACCATATCAGATCCGTTATGATGCACAGCATTTGCTCCCTTACTTCCATAAAATGGACCAGCTAATGGGTTTAAATTAAAATTAGATCCATCGTTAGTTGAACTAAATACTCCTCCTATCATAGATGCTCCAGAGTATTCACTAGCTGCTATATGAAATGCGCCATCCCCATAGGTGCCATTATTGTATTTAAACGAGATTCCATTTAAATACGATGGTAAATCTGTGCTTATAGCGCTCCAGCTAGATCCATTATTTGTAGATTTTAACATTTTACCTCCAGGCAGCCATTTCCAAGCTAACCAAGTTCCAGAGCCATCAGTGGCTATATTATTTGGTTTGTATTTAGATCCAGATACAAAAGGTAGAGAAATAGTAGTATATGTACTAAATCCGTTATCGCTTAAATAAAAATTATTATCATCATTTATTATTATTCTAGATCCAGACTGTGCGCCTCCACCATAATATCCAATACTTATACCAGTATTAGATCTTGAGAATGATGCGCCATTATCTGTAGATATATAATGATCAGCATTACTGAAAGCTATCCATCTATTACTCCCATGGTAAAACATTTGAGTACCCTGTCTAAAAGATGTAAAATTTTCATTTCCTAAATTTAAAATTTGTGACCAGCTTGTCCCATTGTTTGTAGATCTACCTATTCTAAAATCCTTATTATTGTTACTTAAATCTATTGAGCAAACTGTATTACCATTAAATGCTAGTGAGGCGTTTAGTAGTAAATAGTTAACTCCCTGTGAGAATGAACTGGCATTATTATCTGAGATATCGTACTCTGTTTGATTTTCAGCTCCTGTGATATGCCATCTATTATTATTATAGTAAATTTTCCAAGGCTCCAATGAGCCTGGCTGGCTTACAACAGTATAACCTAGCGGAGTGTATCCTGGACCAGCTGATCTACCATAAAACTCAGAAACAGCGTGAGGCGCTGTTAGACTAATATCGGTTGACATTGTGGCTAGAGATACATTGGATTGAGTTACACTATACTCAGTAGCTATCTCTGATAAACTTAATTCACCGCTGCTAGGTAATGCCATTATCCTTTATTTTCTAGTTTCTCAATACGCTCTAAAAGTTCTTTGTTTGTTTCTATTAGCAGTCCTATAATAGAATTATAGTCTACTGTTTTATAGGTTTGCTCGCCATCTAATGACTCTACCTCTTTAACAGCTCCTGGGAGTACTTTTTCGACATCCTGGGCGATAACTCCTCCGCCATTTTTCCCATTCTTTTTCCAGGTGAACTCAACTCCTTTTAATTCTTTTATTTTGTCTGAGGCGCTTTCTATTGTTTTTATATTATCCTTTAGGCGCTCATCAGATGAGGTCGAACTCGAAAAAGCTACGACATCCCCATCAACATGCAAATCGCCATCAGCCTCTATTTTAGCGCAATAATTACTATTAATAAAAAATTGTATTGAGTTATCCTCATTCCAATAAATAAAAGTATCATTAGAGCTGCCTACTATTTGTGGACCATATATGTTAGTCGATAAACTAAAAACATTAGATCCAGATAGTTCTAAACCATTTCCAGCAGTATAAGTAGTACCCTCTCCAGCAGTTTCTGTGGCTGTAGTTACTCCAGTCAAATGTCCAAACTCATCTACAGTTACATTTTGAATATAAGTTCTGCCAGAGTTAGAAGTGTTTGAAAGGCTCGAAGTGTCAGCGTGACTAAATGCAGTACCAGCTAAATCTAATCCATTACCGCTAGCTGTATATGTTGTATCTGTAACAGTTTCTGTAGCAGTTGTTAATCCTGTAACATGACCAAAAGTGTCTAGAGTTACGCCAGTTACATAAGTCCTGGAGCTTGCTGTTAAAGATGCCTGGCTAGAGGTGTCATCGTGAGCCAGTCCATTTGTTTCCTGGGTTAATCCAGAGCCAGCAGCTACTGTAAACTCGTTTGATCCATCCAGGGCGATACCCTGTCCAGCTGTATAAGTGTTTCCTAATTCTACAAAGCTAGAGCCATCATATACCTCATACTGATTAAGAGTAGTATTATATCTAAACATTCCCACCTCTGGCGTACCTGGTCGCTCTGCTGTAGTACCTACTGGAATTGTCACAGCTCCATTTAAATCTACATCTAAAATGTTATTAGCTTGAGATACTCCAGATGATCCTATCTCAGTTGAAGTCGTAAAAATTGGTAAAAAGTTTGTTGATCCAGAGCCACCTACTAGAGTTACAGAGGTAGCACTAAAAATAATGACTTCTATTTCTACGCCAGATTCTACTTCATTACCAGTCCCAAAATCTAAAGTAGTTCCAGATACTGAAAAATTATCCTTTGACTGATATACTCCATCAAAATAAACTTGTATGTCATTTTCATCTGATATTGACTCAGAAAGTGTATAACTAGAGTCAGTTCCATCAGCTGTAAAATTATCTCTGTTAATCTCTAGATTTACGTTTGTAGTGCCACCACCACCAGAAACATCATCCCAGGAAAAAGATCCATCGCCATCAGATTTTAAAAATTGTCCGCTTGTACCATTACCAGATACATCTAATTGATCAGCTCCTATTGAGTTATTTGTAAGTGAAATAGTTACAGATCCTGTAGAAACATCAGCCGCTAAAATTGAGTCTGTAGCTATTGATCTAACTACATCCACCCAGGAAAAAGTGCCATCCCCATCAGACAATAATGCCTGTAGTGCAGTTCCGTTTCCGCTTATTTTTAATTCACTAGCGCCAACTGAGTTAGTTGCTATTTTATCATCTGTAACAGCATCTGGAGCTAGTTGAGTAGTATCTATTCCGCCATCAGCTACAGCAAACTCATTACTTCCATCTAGGTTTAAAGTAACCTCATCAGCTGTGTAAGTATCGCCTAAACTAGAAACCTCAAAATTTAGTTTTCCATTAGTATCATCATAGGTTACTGTGATGTTTGTTTCTGTATTACCAGAAACCATAGCACCCACTAAATCCTGGATATCCTCATTGTTTATTGAAATAGTTACATCGCCCTGGCTTGCATCAGCATCTATTCCAGTTCCCCCTGTTAATGTTTCGACAGCTAAGTCAGCGACATCCACCCAGTCAGTCCCTGTAAGCGTACTTTTCAAAAGCTGTCCATTAGCTCCAGGCGAATTTAAAGAGTCTTTTATAGCGCCATCTACTCTAAGATCACCCTCGACTCGTAAATCCCCAGAGGTATTTACATGGAGTCCCAGCTCGTTACCGACTCCATCAGTTAGCTGTTTATCGGTTGCACCTATCTCATCATTATCAATAGCTTTTACTATTGATTGATATGTATCTTTAATCTTATTGCCAGTATATGATGCCATCTAAGTATTTTCTACAAATTTAATCATTTTTAATCATCCCAATTATCGTTATCATTGCTGAACTTTTTCTCTTTTCTATGCCATAAAAGATTTTTTAATTTTTCAGCTATCTTTTTTCTAAACCTACCAGCTTTCTGCTTTAAAGTTCTCTGTACCCCTATCATTGTGGAACATGGCGCAAATAAGCTATCATATGCCCTTTAGTGAGGGTTATGTTAGTGAAGTTTCCATAAATAATTTGCCCATCCAAAAGATCATAATCCACCATATTATTATCGCCAGCTGGAGTATCGTTAGTAGCATCGAATGTACAGGATATAATACATTCAATCATGCAAAAGTATTCTCCTGGAGCTGTTGAAATATTATCAGTGTTTTTGATTAGTGTACGCATACCGAAATCACCAAAACTCATTCGGTGAAAGTTGTTAGCTGAGTATAGATCTTTTGTAGCCATTATTTAGTTTTATCTTTTAATTTCTCGTATGTTCTAAGTCCGCCTAAACCTAGCATCCCCATAAGGACAGTAAAAAGGCTGTTCGTGTCAAACTCTACTGGCTCTATGTCTGTATAAGCTAAAAGCAGCGGCATCACTATATAATGAAAGCCAAATGCAAAACCACAAATCCATCCAATAAATGGGCGCCATCCAGCGACAAACATACTTCTGTTTTGAGCCTCTACCTTATTAATCTCTGCCTGGAGTTCTATAAGGCGCTGAGGATCCATCTCTTTGCCTTTTATTGCCTCTCTTATATCCAATGCTAGTCCACCTATATTAGATCGACCGCTGTCACTTTTACCTATAAGAGAAAGCAAAAATTTAAACATAGTATTCGTATGTAGTTTTACGCCCTTTTTTTACAGCTCTAAGGACATTACCTCTATTACCACTTGGACCTACATAAGAAACATGAATCCAGTCTGGATTTTCATCATCCCCATGCTCCCAGATAAGCTGATCGAAATCTAATTCATCTTTGATGTAATTGAACAAGTCTGCATTTGTTTTCTCACCTACAGCATCAATATCAATAGCCTGTCCTTTAGTGTGCTGTGAGTTTCTGCTAGATCTAATGGCATCGCATAAGTCTGGCGATCTATAAAAGCTGTTTACTTTTATCGGCTCGTTTGCCCATTCTCTCAGCGGCTCGAATACATTTTTCGCAAGTTTTTTCATGTTTTGCACAGCCGATTCTGTCGGTGTGTTCTCGATCTCTTTTTTCTCCGCTGTCGCTGAATGACTCGCCTCCCTCCAGCTGATATGTTTGCTGATAAATCTCATCTTTTACTTTTTAAGTTTTTTAATTTCCTCTTTGATATCCGTAAATTTATCCTCTACCCAGTCTGGAATATTATTATTATTGTCATCTTTGACAATTTTTTTAGCTGCTAAAATTATAGCAATAGCTGAAATAAAAATTATTCCAGTTAGTATTATCATCATAGTGTCCATATTAATTATAATTAAATTATTAAAATTTAAAGTAGATCCAACTGTGCTACTTTTTACTTGAATTGTTTTTATCATCAAAATCCATAGCTGCTTTTAATATTATTTTGTCCATCATATTATCTTGATTTTGTAACATTTCACGCTGCAAATTGATAACCATTTCCTCGAGCCTATCCTTTGCATCTACCAGCATTTGTATTTGATGCTCTTTTTTTTCAATAGTTGATTTTAGGGCATCCACATCGTGAGGATCACGCCCAGTTAAAGTGCTTATAACCATAGCTAGACTAGCTGCCAGCATTCCTATAAGTGTCATTACGATCTCTTTATTAGAGTCTAAAACAGGGTACTGAATCAATACTATAATAATACCCACTATAAAAATAAAAATAGTTAATGCTCCGAAATAAGATCTTAGCGCTTTGGCTCGCCCATTAGTAGGTAGTTTCATTTTTTTAATTTTTTATAAATTGAAATGCCAGTATAACAGATAGCCATTAAAAGACTAATTGTCTGTAATAGTGGATTTATAGAGGTTACTGATATAGCTAAAGCTATTCCATTCATTGCATAAATTTTCAAATCATTCATTTTAAGAAATTTTCTCTACTCTATTAGAGATGTTTAATACTGCTCTAAAATATGTTTTTTCTACGCCATCCTCATATAGATAGCTAGTCCCCTCGTTTGTGCAAGTGTAAACATTAAATCCATCAGCGCTCAAATCGAAATAGTTATCTGATCTGGTGCGGATTAAATCTAATATTTCTGATGCTATCTGATTAGCCTGTAGCTCTCCGCCATCATCACCTATAAAAGATGTAACTACTTCAACTCTGGTAGAACAATCCAGTATAAAGCTATCAGCGTTCTGATCCACCTCGTTAGAATCTACAGAATAGACTCGTATAAATGGCTCAGAGGCATCGTTAGGCACTCTATTATAAACCTGGACATAACTACCATTTACAGTAATTGCATCCGTTAGGCGGTCTATAATTGCCTTTCTAATAAAATGTATCGCCTCCATTATTTAAGTAGTTTTTTAATTGTTTTATCTATACTATCAATCATTTTTATCATCCCTCTATTTACAGCTGGGTAGAAAAATGGTATTTCGGCTCCAGGTCGTTTTGGGTTTTTACTTCCAAACTCTACATAACCAGAGTAAGGCGCATCTGATCTAATTTCTGCTTTTTTGTTTTTTACTACAGTTTTAATATTGCCTCTAAGATTTCCAGTATCTACTGGAGCTATTTTTTTCATATCTCTAGACATATTTAAAACGCCCTTTCCTATCTCTGTAGATAGTAGCGTTCTATCTATTGCTTTAAGTTTTGTTAGCTTTCCCTGGAGCTTATTAAAATCTGATTTATTTAACTCCATATTAATCTAATTTAGTGGCTTTTATTATTGTGAAAAAATCCTGTTTACTATCGTAAAAACCATTTATTCTATAAAGTCCATCTTTGCCCTCTAGCTTTATAATATCATTATCCAGGATCTGATCAGCGGCTTTTTTTCTGAGTTCCAGCTCAATCTCTACAGATCTACCTCTTTTGCCCTCAGTAGATGTTATATCACCTTTAACATCTTTTTTGTGCGCCCAGAATGTTTCTACAGTGGCGCTAGTCGATGAGGTGCCACCAAATCCATCTGGTGTTTTAGTTAATCTCTTTATTTCTAATCTAGTATTTAGTTTCCCAGCACTCATTAAAAATACATTGTTTTATAAGATTGTAAAATGTCTTTAGTTTTATTAGGTACCTCATTAACGCTGCCCTCTATAAAATCAGCTCTGTAGTCGTACATCGTAGAAACTAAATGCAAAATAGCCTCTTTAATAATGTCATCAGTCAATCCTGTAGTTACATAGGTTACCTTTACCTCATCGGCTGGTAGCGTTCCTATTTCGATAACAGTATCATCTAGTCCATAGGTATCATAATCCACAGCAGTACCCTTAGAGGTTACTGTAGTTATTGAAGCTATTGGCGCAAATGGTAGCGTAAATCTGTCATCCACCTCCTGGAGGTAGAAAGTTCTGTTTTTAGCTACTATGTCCTTTCCTATGTAATTCTCGCACCAGGTCCTGGCGGCTACGATCATTCTATCTATAATAGTATCATCAGCGCTAGTATCTATCCTCACAAAGTCTTTAACATTCTGAGTAGTTACTATCTCGCTACCAGTAACAGAATTAATTTTAATATCGTGCATTATTTTTTAGCTTTAGTGGTACGCTTTTTAGGAGTTTTAGCCTCTTTAGTTTCTTTGACCGCTTTCTCCTCTTTATATTCTACTCCTATGCCTCTGATTATATAGTGGCGTGCAGCCTTTTGATCCATCTCTAGGATTTCACCCTCTTTGCGCCAACCAGATCCAGAGTAAACGTCTTTTATTATTTTAATTTTCATAATAAATATATTTATCACAAAGATAAAAAAAAAGCGCCACTGTAATCGTGACGCTTAATTGAAACCAAACAAACTATGAAATAGAAAAAATTCTACTTAAATGCAAAGTTATTAAAATATTTTTTATTCTTACCTTTTAATGAAACTCTTATAGATTGCATTGCTCCATTATTTTTAAAAATAAACCAACCGCCAAAAAAATCAGACCAGACAGCAAAGTAATCAATCTTTTCTTTAGTGTAATTACGCTTATTATTTTGCAGCGGTATATGTACGCTATTGTGTCTATCACTTTCTGGAGTTTTAGTAGATGATTTTATTTGTACTCTTATGAGTCGCTCACCTGTATCAACTATACAATCGTATAGAGATGAGTCTATGAGCGGCATGGAAACCTCGAAATCTCTTTTCATGCACTCAGTGGCGAATAAATACTCCGCCAAACAACCTCTCTGGTTATTATCCACAAAATCAAAGCTACAAAAAAAACCCCAGACGTTATATCCAGGGTTTTCTATCAAAATGAAACAAAGTATCTACAGCATAAATGCCTCAAAACAATCTGAGCTGCAAATGTCATCACCATAACTAGGGCGGTCGCAAACTCTGCAATAGCCTCCCTGGTAATCATCTGGAGGTGTGTGGTCAAAAAATTCCATATTATCTTTTTTTAATTTTATCTATCCTATCCTGGAAGTCCCATATCTTATCACTAAGATACAAATAATCTGCTGGCTGCATTTTATCAGTCAACTCTCTAATGCTATTTAAATAAAAATCGTAGGGATCAGTCATTTTTATAACGAATTAAAATAAATGATATTATAAACATAACCATCGCATCCCATATAGCATCGAATCTAATGCCCAGGGAAAACCCCCAGGCAATAAATCCAAGTATTAAAACTATTCTCACCTTTTGCTGCAAATTCATAATTTAAAGATCGTATTGAATGAATAATAATAAATCCAGGATCCCATACATAAAAATGAATCCAGTTACATTTAAGGCGATAGCGCCTAGAATAATTTTCGGCTTTGACATCTCTGTAATTATTAACCACTCAGTAGATGCAGTAATTTTTTGTACTAATTTTTTCATAATATTTAAAGTTTGTTTTCTCAAAAGTAAAAAAAAAATAACATATTGCAAATTTATTTACAGTTTATTTATTAAAGCATAAAAAAAGGGTACCCAAACAGGATACCCTAATTATTAAAATTCTCACTATTAAATGAGCTATATTAACTGTTGTTATGCAGTTTCTAAAGCAGCTTTAGCAGTTGAGAAAGTTCCTTGCACGATTGCATTAGGTAGGTAGTTAGTTAAAGCTACTCTCTCCATTGCTCGTACAGTCACGAAATTTTTCTGGAAGTTATCAGAATCCTCACGACTAAACTCTACAGCTAGGTTTTCTCTGATCCAAAGCTGAGAAGCCTGGCGTAAATTTCCACATAAGAATTTACCAGCAGTTACAGCAGTGTTTATTGTTACAGGAATCCCGTTGATTGTTGGCTGTAAACCGCTAAAGATTTGATTTCTCAAATACTCATTAGCAGTAGACTTTAACAAAATCATTTTATGTAGATCCGTTGGATTTAATAAAATAGTATCCGCCTGGTAGTTAGATAATGCTAGTTGGTTTAAAGCAACTGTAAGCACATCAAACTCATTAGCTGACTCGATACCAGCAGCAAATCCTCCAGCAGCAAAAGCAGCTCCATCAGTAAATAACCCATCTAAGTTTGGCGATGATCCATCTCCATTTAAGATTTGGTTATCCTCTACAGCTAATACTTTCTCTGGTACTCTAGCTGATAGATATGATGTTAATTGCTTAATATCATCTAGCATCTCTCCAGTGATTCTCATGTAAGTACCGATTTTCTCGACATTCACAGTAGATGCAGCTAGATCAAAGTCAGACTGTCCAAATGCGCTAGTTTCAGCAGTAGTGCCAGCGTTATCGCTGTATGCTGATTCTTTAGGGAAACGGATAGTTTGTCCATCAGTAGATCCTAAAGCTAGTAGTGATCTGATATGTACTGAGCGACTCGGATCGTATTTGATTTGATCTACGATAGTTTCGCCAGCAATTACACCAGTTACATCAGCACCTAAGCTCATATCTGCCTTTACTTCAAAGCGAGCAGCATTAGCATTTCCTTTTACCATTGCCTCTAGAGCGCCATCTTTTAAAGCTGTATTGATAGCTGATTTAAATGATTGAGGAGTAGCTCCAGAAGCAGTTTTCTTTGCAGCTATTTCCATCTCATCCATTCTCTTGTTTAGAGCATCGCTCTTTTCTACATATTGTGTAGTTAGGTTATCAATCTCTGATTTTAGAGATGATTCCATTTCACCTTTGGCGTTATCTTTAGCCTGGTTAAATGCTTTCTCGATTCTCTCGTCAACTATGTTACCGATCTGATCGAGTTCTTTTTTTAAGTTATCCTCCATTTTTATTTTTTTAGAGTGTTAAATAAATAATTATAAATATCGCTATTGTCTGCTTTTACCTCGATCGGCTCAGTGACTTCAATATCGGTCGGCTGAGTGACATTTATGTAAATAGATTTTAGCTTTAGTATTTCCGCCTCTAAGGCGAATCCAAGCTCATCAGAGATCTCTCCCTTTCTGAGTAATTGTGCAATTTTATCAAACCTTTTAATGATTCTCTCTGGATCTACGTTTCCTTTTACATCCATAATCATTGCCTGGTCATTAGCTGCTAGTGTAACAGCTGAGATTTCAAACAGTTTTACCTCATTGAGGTGTCTATAGCCATCATTACCCATCTCTTTTTGGATAGGTAGGATCCCTACAGAGTTCTCAGTAATAACTCCAGCTTTCATTAATTCTACTACATCTTTTCCTAATTGTGTTTTAGGGATTTGCGCCTCGAATATTAAACCTTTGTCATCCTCCTCCAGGTTAACCATTTTGCCTAGAGGTTTATCCATATCATGCTGATAGAGATACTTTACTCTCTTGGCGTTTTCTTGTATTGTTTTTTTGTATGCTCCCTTATTGATTACATCGCCAT